GAAATCCGTTTTTATGAAATACAAAATCGTCACTGATGATGCCATTTTGAGGCTCAACTTTGAACGTGAACGTTCGCGACAGCAATTGATCAGCATCAATGGAAATGGGAGCTATTTTCTCTGATACGTTAAGCATTCGATGTCCCATCATTAGACTATCGAATGGTCGTAGTGCCAAAAGCTTGCCTCAGACTAACCATGGTGATGCTGGGAAGAGAGAAACGTCTTTCTCAAGGAACGAGGAAGCGTTGCAGTCTACGTGGTTTGAACCGAGCGGCGAAGATAGAGACGCGTTCGGTAGTCGCCAGCGTTCTGAAAGCCTCAAGCTTGATCCTTTTGTCCGCACGCTGGAACCGTTAAGCTGTCTGAAGTCACCCCCAACAGGGCGGGAGATCGTATGTACTCGGAGGAAGCAATTGCGCGAGCAGCGGTTTAAGCCAGCTAATCGTTGTATCTACTGTGATGCACAAAAAGCGAAACTGACAGACGAGCATATTGTGCCTTATAGTTTGGGCGGGACCATCGTACTCCCAAAAGCATCTTGCACCGCCTGCCAAAAACTAATTAACGACTTTGAAACGCCTATTGCTACTCAAGCGTACATTTCATTTCGATCCGCTCAACGTTTTCCAAGCAGAACCCAGAGTCTTCTTTCCCACATTCCGGTAGAATTTGAGGTAGGCCCGCTTAGAATTAAACGACCTATTCCCATAGATGACGCACCCGTTCCGGCCATCATACCTTCCTTCGGGTTACCTCCTTACATGCCTGGAGGAGGTGAAGCCACGCCTGCCAAGCTAAACGTTTTGCCGATAGATGATAAAAGGTGGGTTCGCACCTTTCGGCACTGCAAAGAGGCGAGCGATGCTACAATCACGTCTGACGGCATAAGGGTAGAGGAGTTCGCTCGCCTGCTCACGAAAATTTCTTACGGTTTCGCTTGGTTAGCCGATCCAGTATGCGCATTCAACTGGGAAGGAAGGGCTCGGATATTTAACGCGCAATTCCCCGATTTCCCAGTTTTCCCCGACCTGTTCTCTGTTCCGCAAGACAGAGATCGTGACGAGGCCGTCCAGGCCACGCTATTCACCAACACCGTGGGCAGAATCACTACCCTATTTTGCCAGCTTGAAATTCTAGCGGGCGTCCGAGTACCATCTTATATATGCCAGATAGGACCAACTAGACTGCAACATCCTTTCGGGCTTACTTTTTCAAGTACGCGCGACATAGACGATTTGGGCGGAATGCAATTGCGTCTTCCCGTAGGTGCACACCTGCAATACTAACTGCTTACTAAAGACATTTCTTTCAGCAGACGTACGTCTTTCAGGTAATTGCTCAGAGATGTCGGACTTAATCCTAGCTCGGCACAATCGCCCAGGGCACTCAACGCCGAAAACACCCCACGCATCTGAGGCTTCGATTTGTCCCACCCTTGCGTGATACCAATGTGTACCAGCGACTCACGTCCTGGAACCCTAGATGATTTCATACTTTAATGCATTAGGAAAAAAATGGCGCACCCGAAGAGATTCGAACTCCTGACCCCCAGATTCGTAGGCAGTCCCGTGTCGATGTTTCGGCTGGCAATTCCTGCAAAATAGACGAAAAAGCGCTCAAGTCAAATCAATGCGTTACGGAGGGGTTTGCAAACCAGCAAAACCCCGGTTTTGCGGCTCTTCAGCCCGCTGTCCATGAGGCGGCGATGTGGCTTCATCTCAACGCCGGGATGATTTCAGGAACCGCAATCGTCACGGCTCGACGGCGCTTTTCATTGACTGTTATGGAGGCCGCAGAGGCGGCAAAGATTGCCAAAAGGCTGTCTGCTGGTGGCGCGCTATGAGCGAGTTCCAGCCATCCGCCGCCCTCTTGCGTACCCGGCTCATGTCGCGACCCTATGACGAACGCGACCATCACTTTGCCAACGGCCACGGCACTAAACCCGCAACAAGGCCACATGAGCGCCAAGCCTCGGCCCGCGCAGCAGAGCGTGTCGTGCAACAGGCCCGCCGTAGGCGCGTCACCAGTGATGAGAGATCGAAGGAAATCCAGCGCCGCCGAAAGTGGGCGGGCGGCGGCACCATGCCGCCTGAAATCCGCGCCTGCTATTCGGAAGCAGAACGCGCGGCATTGGCCGTCATTGCGGATCGATGCCGTAAGAAGGGCTTCTGCGATATGTGCCTGGATGAGATCGCGCGTGTAGCCGGCGTAAGCCGTACATCGGTTCAGAATGCCATCAGAAAGGCTCGCTCCAAAGGTCTTGAACATATCTCCGTTCGCGAGCGCCCTCAGTCTTTCGGCAAGCACCTGACGAACATCATCAAGATCGTTTCGCAGTCGTGGCGTGGCTGGATCATGCGGGCCATAGGGTTCAAAGGTTTGAACACTTCAGTGACTCCAGTAAAAACATCACTCTTTGAGACTGCCGAAACGGAAAAAACGGCTTTTGAAAAGATGGGTGTGGCTTCTGCCCGTAATCCATCAAATCGGCCTGACCAGTGGCAACCACGGTCTGGTGAAAAACAGTCGCGCTGGTGGCGAGCTTCCACCGCCGCGCATGGCTAATTCACCGGGGAACTTGGACCATGGCCGACATCGATAAGAAAACAATCACGAAGCTGCAAAAGCTATTGCCGCTGCTGACCAGCGATCAGCCGGGCGAAGTGGCAGCGACTGTTGCCGCGATCTTGCGCACCTTGGGTAGCTCTGGTGCATCAGTGCACGATCTGGCGGCGGCGCTGGATAAACCGCGTGTGGTTAGGAAGACTGTTTACCGCGACCGGATCGTTGTGAAGGAGAAGGTCGTCTACCGCGATCCAGAACCAGCACCGAAGCAACCGATACTGGACGCCGTATCAGCGACCGATGTTGTGCAAGCCGGTCGCCTTCTCATCGCTGAAGCCTTCCTCCGTGAGAGCGAAGCTGACTTCGTTCGCAACATGGTGGCGAAAGCAGAGCGCGACGGCGATCTGTTCTCGATGACGCCGAAGCAACGCATCTGGTTTCGTGAATTGTCAGTGCGTCACAGAGACATGGGGGCAGTACATGCGTGAGGTGTCTCCACCCCTCCCCCGGCATGGGTCCTTTGCCAAAAGAGACCAAGTAGCGGGTGGGCGCGACTGCGGGATTTCTCGCTGTGCAAAATTTTACAAGGGGGGTCCACCGCCATTTTCGTGGAATCGGAATCAGAGACCGACCGGCGACAAGGAGGGCAAGAACGGCAGGAAGCGCCGCAGACACCACCTGTAAGGCCATAGACGCGAGCGAACGCCAAACATCGAAAAGCGAAGCTCGAAGGACAAGCCATTCTGCGGCCTTGTGGCGTGGAATCACCTGAAGACGAAAAGGAATCGCAAAGGTTGGACCAACATGCCTGAAACGAAACGCCATCTGCTCGACCTGGACGAGCTGACGGTGGGTGAACTGATCCAGATCGAAACCGAGTTAGCTGATTTGCTTCCTCGGCCCACTCATCAGACCAAACCCGGCATCACCGCCGAAACCCTCAAAGCCATCATGAAAGGCGAAAAACCATGACAGTAACGCATACTCTCAAAACTCCCGTCAGCCACAACGGCGTAACGTACGAGGAACTGACCTTTCGAAAGCCCCGGACTGGCGATCTTGTCCTGATGGACGAATTCAAAGGCGAGATGGCGAAGACCCTCGCGTTGCTCGCCTCCATCAGCGACGTACCTTATCCAGCTTTCAAGATGATCGAACTGGATGACTTTCAGGAACTTCAACTGAAGATCGCGCCGCTAATGGGAAACTCCCCCGCTGCGACAGTTGGACCGACATCGTAACCATCGTCGCAGCCGAAGCAGCAACGCCTCTTCCGATGGTTGAGGCGTTTCCACCGGAAAAAACCATCGCCTATTACGAGGCGGTGTTGCGCCACCTCAAGCGGAAGAACGGAATCACGGAATGAGTGTTGTGGAATCAAAACTCCGGCTTAGTCTGCTGGATCATATTACGGGTCCAGCTGGTGGAATCGCGCGGACCCTCGACAATCTCACAAACCAGTCGCGCCGAAACGCCGCACAACTGTCCGCCATGCGCGGGCAGATGTTCGAAGCTGCTGGGGCGGGATACGCACTGTGGAAAGGTCTTTCCGCGCCAGTAAGTGCAGCGGTTGAGTTCGAAAGTGCCATGTCGGATATCCGAAAGGTGGTCGATTTCGACAGCGCGGCCTCCTTCAAGCAGATGGGCGAAGACATCCGCAAGATGTCGCTTAACATCCCAATGGCCGCAACCGGCATCGCCGAAATCGTCGCTGCTGCTGGTCAATCCGGCATTGCTCAAAACGAGCTTGCGAAATTCGCAGAGATCGCCGCGAAAGTCGGCGTAGCATGGGACATCGGCGCAGGAGAGACCGGCGAGGCGCTGGCGAAGCTCAAAACGGCGCTGGGTAGGTCGCTGGATGATACGGCCTCGCTTGCCGATGCGATCAACCACCTCGGCAATAACAGTGCTTCCAGCGCGCCGAAGATCCTCGATGTGGTTCGGCGTGTTGCACCGATGGGAAGTCAGTTCGGAATGACGGCTGAACAGGTCGCCGCAATCGGCGCGGCGATGACCGGCGCAGGCTTCGAAGCCGAAGTGGCAAGCACAAGCCTCTTGAATGTGGGGCGGGCGCTCACGCGAGGCGAAAGCGCTACAACTCGGCAAGTGGCGGTGTTTAAAAAGCTCAAGCTCTCGGCCAAGGGTGTTGCGCAGGCCATGCAGAAGGATGCAGTCGGGACGCTTCAAGATGTTCTGAAGCGCATCAACAAGCTGCCCGCATCCGTCCGCGCTGCGGCCATTTCCGACCTGTTCGGTGATGAAGCCCGCGCCCTCGGCCCGCTGATTTCGAACGGCGATCTTTTGGCGGATACGCTGGCGCTGGTGGCCGACAAAAGCAAATACGCCGGGTCGGCTTCAAAGGAATTCGAAACAGCTTCACAGCGGACAGCCTTCGGCCTGCAAATCTTCAAGAACCGCGTCACTGACCTGGCTATCAGTGTCGGCGATGCACTCTTGCCCGCCGTCAACAGCGTCCTTCAATATCTCGGCCCGATGGTGACGAACATCAGCGAGCTTGCGCGGCAATATCCGCAACTGACAATGGCGATCACCGCGACCACGGCGGCAATTGTCGGTTTCAGGATCGCGGTGACAGCGGCGCGGTTCGCCGGGTTGTTTATGATGGGTGGCATACTGAACGCCGCGATTGCCCTTGCCAGCACCGCAGGTGTCTTCACTGCAATTACAGGTGTCCTTACTGGCGTCGGTGTAGCGCTTGCGGCGATTTCCGCGCCTGTGTGGGCCGGGATCGCGCTGGCGGTTGGCGCGGTCGCTGCTGCGGGCGCGTTCCTCTACAAGTATTGGGACAGAATATCCGCCGTCATGTCTGGTGTCGCTGCTGCGATCGGCGACCAGCTCGCGCCGGTCCTGACTATGATCCGACCTTACATCGACGCGCTAGCGCCAGCGCTTCAAGCGGTCAGTGGTGCAGCTCAATGGGCGGGCGACAAGTTGTCTGGTCTCGCGGCCATGTTCTCGGCGTTGTTCGACCGGGAAATTCTCGGGCCGGAGCAGACCGCGCAAATCAGCGAGAATGCGCGCGGGATGGTCAATCGCATTGTGGCGGAGTTCGCGGCGGGCAGTGCGGTGCTCTACAATTCCGGCGTGGCGATGATACAGCGGCTTTGGGACGGCATGGTTTCCCAATTCGACGCCTTTATCGAATGGGTGAAGACGATCCCCAGCCGGATCGTTGCCGCAGTGGGCAACATCGATCTTACCGGCGCTATTCGTTGGCCGAAGTTCCTTGGCGGCGGTGACGACGAAGCGACTGCCGTAGATGGTGCGCGCGCCAAGGGTGGACCTGTCCGCGCTGGGGGCACCTACCTGGTTGGTGAGAAAGGGCCGGAACTGTTCTCGCCTGGTCGATCCGGTGTCATTTCTCCAAACGACGCCTTCAGAAGTGCGACAGGCGGTCAATCCGTTACAGCAAGCCGCGCCGGAAACACAATCCATCTCACGGTCAGTTCCAGCTTCACCATCAGCGGCGCGACCGATCCTGCATCAGTCGCCCATCAGGTTTCGGACATGCTCGGCCAGAGCCTGCGCACTGCCGTAGACGGCGCATTTTCGGATTAGTGAGTGGCTTTGCCAATTTGGCGAAGCCTCACCCAGCTGCGGACAAATTGCCCGTTGCTGATAATTGGGAAGATCCACGCTTCATAAGAGTGGTCAATTTGGCCACTCTTTTTTCATGTGGCAAATTTTGCCACTTGATCGCAAGTCGCCAAATTGGCGAAACGGGAGCAGGCGACAAATTGTCGTTTGCTGAAAGGTGGGGATATTCCCCACCAATTGGACTGGCAAATTCTGCCACTCCTGTAGCTTCGCCAACATGGCAAAGCTAAGAGTGCAGTTCGCCAATTTGGCGATCTGATTTCAAGTGGACAAATTGTCCACTTGCGTTACTGCAAATATTGCGACCACGTCGCGGTCAAATTGTCCGTCACGTCGTCGCCAATTTGGCGAACTATTGGATCTTCTGAGATTCGCCGCCATAGTTTTTGCGGACCTTTGTGAGATCACTGGCCCACTCGATTGGATTACGAAACCTTCTCTCCGGCATGATCATGTACGGTTGGCACAGGAGAGGATATTTGTCGAAAAATTCGACAAGTTTCATGTTGGCCTTTAGCATGATGTCGGGCGCACTCCCGGCCTTCGGGTCCGCTGTGTTGTAGATCGTGTTACCGTATCTGAGTTGGGCGATAGTTATCAGCATCCCGCTTAGGTAATCGCTTACATCGCTGCCGAACAGAAATTTCGAATTGTGAGCCGCAATCTTGAACTGATTGATGTCGTTCTCGTCAGCGTTGCCTTTTGCTTGTACAGGCCTAACGGAATCTAACACCGCGTTATATGCGGCGAAACGACGATCAAATAACGCCAGAACAAACTGTTGCCTCGCTACGAACCACTGCATTCCAGTGAAGCACGCCGCCAGAAAGGCGACGAGTACGGTGAACCACGTCTCCAATTTTCACACTCCCCGCGACTATAGACCAATTAAAGAAATGAGCAGCCTTCGCCAATTTGGCGAAGGCTAATCCTCCGATTCTCTCTCTTTGACCAGACGCAAAATCTCTTCGGCCTGGTCTCTCGCTTTTTCGTCCTCTTGCCAGAGGTTGAGGCTCCCAGCGCCGCCGAAAGTATGGCTTAGCGCAGCGGTCGCGTTGGCATACGCGAAGGAAAATTCCGCCATTGCGAGTACCACTGCGCTTTCAGCGGGCGACTTCTCTTTTTTGAGCGCCAAAGCCCTCACCTTTTCCTGCATGTCAAACCATTTGCCATTCAGCTCAGTGAAAGTCTTTTGCAGGCTGCTCGTATCGTCAGCAGCAGCAAGCCCAATTTGGCAAAGGCGGCGAATAGCTTCAGCGCGCGTCCTGATTCTACTCTTGAAGCTCCAATCATCAATTGCATCAGCCTCTGATTGAGCAAGCATAAGTTGAAACTTGATCGTTTTGAGTTCGTTCATCGTGTCATTCCCTCGCTTAGTAAGCACTAAACGCCTTCAATCATCTCCGCAATAGATGGAAGTTCCATCACTCACTTGACGAACTTGTTAAACAGTGACAAGACTTATCCACCACTGATGGAAGTGATGGAGGTTGAACGTGCAGCAGCACAGCGAAAACAAGACTGAAAGGTTTGTGTTCATGGTGGAGAAATCCACGCTTGAAGCAATCGACGACTGGGGCTTCTCGCGCCGCATCAGAACGCGCGCAGAAGCAATCCGGCAGCTAGTCCAGATCGGAATCGAAACAACAAGCCCGGAAATGAAAAAAGCCGACGCACGGTCCTGAGAAACTCCGCGTCGGCTTTCAACCTTTGGAAAGGTGCATCAAAATGCGTAAGAAGCATACAACGGAAAATGCCGGTGGCGCAAGCGCCGCTGTTTTGAAACTTGAGCGGCTTGCTGAAGCAGAAACGTTCAAGCTCTCGACGGATCAAATCGATACTGCAGTTTCGACGCTCCGCGTTGTCTGGCTCGCGTTGCAAAGCAAAGAATGGCTGGACGACAAAAGCGTCGATAGTTGCGCTGAGTGTCTTGAACAAGCCACGCGTGACCTTACGGCATTTCGGGCGGAGTTCGCGCACAAAGCTAATGAATGTGACGACGCGCTCAACTCGCCGGAACAATCCGAATGCGATACGCTGGAAGCCGCTATAGCTGATTGGGAACGAGCATTCGTCGCGTGGACGACCAACGAAAAAGACGGAGGTATTCCCGATGGAACGCCTGAAAGCAAAGCGGAAGAGGCTGCGCTAGACGCCCTTGTGCGCGCGCCATGCCTGTCGTTGAGCGACGTTCAGCGCAAAGCCAGCCTCTTTTCCGAAAACAAATACCTTCGAAACTTGGCTTCTGATTACACGGACGAACTCTTGGCGTCTTTCAAATCAGTTGAAACTTGTTGAGTCCTACTTGCAACTAAATTGACAGAATCACACAGCCGTGGTTCTTAGTTGCATCAACAACTCAATAGGTCTCGAAATGAACAATCTCAAAGCAATCTTTTTCGCAGGTGCTGTTGCGCAGGCGATCGGCGTCAGCCCGATTACAATTCGTCACTGGCGTGAGCGCGGCGTCTGCCATTTCGGCCATATCGTTGAAGGTGGTGAGGACAATCCGCGTTCGCGCCGCCGCTACGATGTGCGCGAAGCCTGCATGATGGGTGTTGCGGTCTCCTTGTCGCGTTTCGGCCTGGAGTTGGAGGAAGCTTTTAACATCGTGACCGGATCGGAAGCGTTGAAGAACACTATCGCCGCAGAGTTCTTCGACGCAGGTGAACCCGATCAGATCTTCTGCCTTGTCGCTGGCAACAGCGCTTCAGAGGACGGTTCGGGGTGGAGTAACGTCCTGTTCTTGAGCCTCGCTGACTGGCAGGCCCACGTCGCCACTGCCTTCGATGCTACCGACGCACTGACAAAAGAGCGAGCCGATACCGTGCTTTCGGTGAATGTCAGCGCCATTGCCCGCCGCGTCATCAAGGCGCTGCGCGCGAGTGACGAGGGCTGACATGACGAACGCCTTGCGCAAAGCAAAAGCCGAAACCGATCTTCGCCGCGCCTGGGGCTTTCAGTCGGACACCTTGGACGTTGAAGAACGCACCGTGTGGGTGATCGCTGCGACTGAAACGAAGGTTCGGCGCATCTTTGGTGATGAGGTTTTGCGCTGCGCACCTGATGCGGTGGTTTCCACCAGACTGCAAAACCTGCCGGTGCTTGATAGTCACCGAAGCGCCAGCGTCAAAGACATCTTGGGTCAGGTGGTGGCGTGGCGTTTTGAGGGCCGCAAACTCCTTATGCAGATCCGCTTCGCGGACAACGAGGGCGGCAACGCGGCGTTCGCGCTGGTCCGCGACGGCATGCTTGGCAAGGTCAGTGTCGGATATCGCATCCTGAAGGCTGAAGAAACCGAAACGCGCGGTAGCGTTGCGGTCATCACAGTAACCCGCTGGGAGCCGACAGAGATTTCTCTGGTGTCAGTCCCGGCTGATCCCAACGCAACAATTCGAGGAAATGTGAAGATGGCTAGAAAGCCCACGACGAGCCGCCGCGCCGCGCCGCAGGTGGAAGAAGAACTTCTGGAAGACGATATCGAAACCGGCCACGAAGAAGAGCGCCGCCAGCCCGTTGAGCAACGAAGCCTTTCCGTTGAAGACACTCAACGCTTGTTTACGATGCGCGACAGCGCGGTTCGGGCTGGCTTCAGTGCATCCGAGTTCGATGAAATCGTGAGCGAAGCGGGCGGCTCGATGCGCTCCATTCGCTCGGCATACAACGACATGATGGCATCCGCAGAACGGCAGGCACCAACGGACTCCCGTGTCGGCCTTGATACGGGTGGCAAGCCAAGCGATGTCCGAAATGCCGTGATCGACGCTCTGGCCGTGCGCCTCGGCGCTACTTCGCAGATCCCGCACAACCCATATGCGGGACGATCCAGCGTCGAAATCGGACGCAGGTTCTTGGAAGATAGCGGCGTTTCCACACGTGGAATGGACGACGTTCGCATTGCTGATGTCTTGGTAAGCGGGCGCAGGGTGGATGGGCTTTCTACTCGCGCGATGCACACGACTTCGGATTTCCCATTCCTCTTGGAGGCCGCAGGAAACCGGGCCTTGCTGCAGCGTTATGAGGTGCAGGCGTCTGTCCTGAAATCTCTTTCAGCGCAACGCAACGCGCGCGACTTCCGGCAACAGTCATTCATTCGACCTGGTGAAGCCCCGTTGCTGGACAAGGTGCTTGAATCTGGCGAGATCAAAAGCGGCACGACCAGCGAAGACAGTCGTGGCCTGAAGATCGACACCTACGGAAAGATGTTTACCATCAGCCGTCAGGCTCTGGTGAACGATGATCTTGGTGCCTTCTCCGACTTCCTCGGCGTGTTCGCGCAATCTGCGGCAGAGACTGAAGGCAACCTGTTCGCTAACCTTCTGCTTCAGAACAATCGAGCGGGCATTGTACTCAGCGACGGCAAGCCGCTATTCCACAGTGACCGAAAAAATACCAACGCAGCGGCAGGCATTACCGTCGATAGTGTCGGTGCTGCTCGCTTGTTGATGCGGACCCATAAGAACGTCAACGGCACCGGAACGGCGGGCGTTGTTCCGGCAGTTCTCTTGGTCGGCCCGGCACTGGAAACGGACGCTGAAAAGCTGGTCGCGTCCATCACGGCTTCAAACATCGGCGATACCAATCCTTTCGCCGGAAAGCTCCGGGTGTTGGTCGAAAATCGGATTGAAGGCAACGGCTGGTATCTCTTCGCAGATCCCGCACAGCGCCCCGCACTGATGCATGGCTACCTGCAAGACGCTCCTGGCCCACAGGTTGAGAGCCAAGAAGGCTGGCGCACCCTTGGCACCGAGTTCCGGTGTATTCTCGACTTCGGCTGCGCCGTCAACGACTGGCGCTCGGTCTACTTCAACCCCGGCCCTAACAGCTAATCCCGAAAACCTGCGGCCCCGGTCATGGGGCCGCTCCCTGCCACGAGGTTTGGATATGGCAAAAGCCCCCACAAAAGCACAAATCACTCGCGCCATTGAGGCGGCTAAAGCTGGCGGCGTGTCGGTGGGCCGTATCGAAATCGAAGGTTTGAAAATTACGATCGTTCCCGCGGCTTCCATAGCCGCCGCTGTTTCCGCCGATCTCGGCGCTGGCGAAACGATCTCTCCATATAAGGCATGGAAATCAGCGAATGCGCACAAGGCTTAAAGGCATCAACTCCATTTCCCGCAAGTTGGCGGGCGGTGAAGTGAAGATGTATTACTATCATCGAGCGACTGGCGAGCGCCTTGACGGCGAACCCGGCTCACCTGAGTTTCTGGCATCCATTGCACGGGCCGTTGAGAAGTCGCGCAAGCGCGATAGCGGCACACTGGCTGGCTTGATGCGAGAATTTGAAGAAACGAAGCAGTGGCGCAAACTGGCGGCTTCCACGCACTCCGAATATCGGCGCATTTTTAAATTTTGGGAACAGAAGTTCGGCACCTGTCCATATCCTGCATTGGAAGACAAAGAGTTCCGCCGCGACGTTCTGAAGTGGCACGACCAATTCTCGGCCGACAAACCGCGCGAGGCAGATAACCGCGTTACGGTGCTGGCGCGCGTCCTGTCATGGGCCGCAAAAGACGGCCCGCTAAAGGTCAATGTTTTGGACAGCTTCGAGCGCGCCTATCAGGGCGACCGCTCGGAAATCATTTGGTTGCCGGAACATGTGGAAGCCTTCATGGCGGTAGCTTCGCCAGAAATGCAGCTCGCGATGGTTCTAGCGCTTCACACCGGCCAGCGCCAAGGCGACATTCGCACACTCCCATGGAGTGCCTACGACGGCACCCATATCTCGCTTCGCCAGAGCAAGGCGCGCCGTGGGCAGCGCGAGGGCAGGCTTATCAAGATCAAATGCACGAAGGCCCTTAAATCGACGCTGGACGGCCTTCAGAAGCGCTCGCCGCTCATCCTCACCACTAAGACCGGCAGAGCGTTCCAGAAGCGCTACCTGGCTGAACAGTGGGAAGCCACAACTAAGGAAGCAGGGCTTAACGCGGTCGAAGTGGAAGGCAGTGAAAGCGTCGGCCTCCATTTTCACGACCTGCGCGGCACCACAGTGACCATGTTGTTTCAGGCCGGATGCAATCTAGGCGAAATCGTCTCGGTCACTGGTCACTCGCTGCGTCGGGCGCAAGACATTCTGGATAAGTATTTGGCCCGGACAAGCACCATGGCGGACAATGCTATCGCCAAGTTTGAGAACGTTCTGGAAACGGACTTTGCAAAACGAGTTGCAAAACAAGAGGTGGGAAATGATGGGAAGTAATGGCGCACCCGAAGAGATTCGAACTCCTGACCCCCAGATTCGTAGTCTGGTGCTCTATCCAGCTGAGCTACGGGTGCGTGCCGCAGAAGCTGTTCTGCTGGCGTGGCGATCCTCTAAAACGTCCTACCCTCGAATGCAAGCGATTTTGTTTTTAAATCGTCATTTTCCTGCAATGAATTTTCCAGACCATTGAAAATAAAAGGTTTTTTGACAATATCGATTTCGACGTCAAATTCGCGATGAAAAAGGATGGCGTCTCGGCGCCTTCGAGAGGAACCAAGAACGGCAAAAAAACTATGTCGTGGCGGCCGTCGATCCGGGCTGTGGGCGATCGGGGATCTCGATGCGGAATTGGGTGCCACGATCGGCCTTTTCGACAAGGGCAATCGTTCCGCGGTGGGACAGCACAAGCTCGCGGGCGATGGCGAGGCCAAGGCCGGTTCCGCCGGAGCGTGCGGAGCCACGGAAGGCGGAGAACAGGTTTTCGCGCGCCTTCTGCGGCATGCCGGGGCCGTTATCGTCGATGACGATGCTGACGATATCGTCGTTGCGCTGGGCGGCAATCGTGAGGCGCTTCGTGGGATAATCGGACCCGCTTGCCTGCTGCAGCGCCTGCACGCTGTTTTTACAGAGATTGTAGAGAACCCGGAACAGTTGCTCGCTGTCGGCATCGATCGTCAGGCTATCCGGGATGCTATCGACGAACTCGATCCCGCTCTCCGGTTCGATGGCGAGGATGTCCTTCACATCCTGGACCACTTCGCCAAGCTCGATCATGCGGCGTCTTGGCGCGCCTTCGGTGGCCTGGCCATAGGCGAGCACTTCGCTTGTGTAGCCGACGGCGCGATCGATTGTTCTCAGAAGCTTTGGCGCGAAGCTGCGGACCATGGGATCCTCGACATCGACCAGCCTGTCCGACATGAGCTGGGCCGAGGCCAGGATGTTGCGCATGTCATGGTTGATCTTGGAGACGGCCAGCCCCAGGTCGGCGAGGTTCTTCTGC